TAGCAAATCACCCAGGCAAACTGGTAGGTATTGAGTTCATTGGTTGCAAACTCAGCCACTTGCTCCATACCGTCTGCATAAGCGCGAAAGACTTGGATGCAAAAGCGATCAGCCCAGTCTGAGGAACCATAAGCAGGGTCAGCACCAATGACGTAAAAGGCATTGTCAATGGGTTCTTCCCAGATTTTAAGCGTAGCTAGTTTCTCTGTGCTTTTAATCAGTGTGGTGTCTTCAAAGAACTGGCCTAGCGAGAAACGATAGTAGTCTGGTAGATGTTCTTTACAGGCTCTTGCAGCGTCTGTGCAGCGAGAGTGTGAGAAGAAACTCGTACCCGTCATGACAAAGGCATAGTCTTCAGTCGGTGGAAACTCTTGATACATCAAGGCTTCATCTTTTAAGCCTTCAAACATCTTCCAACGCCACCAAGCCATTTGTCTTGAATTGATCTCGATGCCATAGAGCTTCTTAATATCTTTTGTCCATTCCTTTTCTTCTGGGTTGAGCTTTCCATCCCAGTAAACCCGATACTCCTTGCTTTCAGGTTCAAGCATGTAGAGTTCATTGCGCCACCATCCGCAAAAGATTGCTCTCTGAGTTCTCGCTCGCTTAGCCACCGTCCACATGTCATGCCACATATTGAACCCGCGAGCCGTACTCTCAAACAGATAAAGCCGGTTAGGGTTCTTTTCAGCCAAAGATGCCAGCAAGGAAGCTAAGCCTTCTTCATCACCCCAACTCGAAGTCTCTGTGCCATGCAGGTAAGTAATCCCTTTGCCTCGCCCTAGCGACCCTTTAGCTCGCAATCCTGCGACTTGATAGAACAGCCTTGACCTATTTTTCAAAACCATCTGATTGCGGTTATGCGTCACCAGTGGAATCTTGTACTCCGGTGGCAATCCATCCATGTACATCGCTAAAGTCGTACGAAACTGATCTCGGTTTTCTTCCGTATCCGTTGTTAGCGTCCCCTGAAACCCAGGATGTTTGAAATGCCAGTAAAGATCGAGTGCAAGTGAGATCGTCGTAATCCCTAACTGCCTACCTTTTAAGACCACAAAGAAATGCACATCCTCGTTTAAGCCTTTAGCCACTTCTTCCATCACATACTTTTGGCTGCCAAGCAAACGATTCCCAAGCCTTTGAATCCCTAACTCCTTGGTTTCTACTTTGAGTTCCTTGCAAAACTTGTAGAAATGGTTCAAGTCAAAGTTCATGTTGTTCCTGGTTCATATTCGTACTTCATACAAGGCTTGGTTGCAATCAGCCCATCTCGGATGCAAATGAGAATCACCTCTTTGCCATCTTCATTTTCTTTTAACCCAATCTCTTGGCTCCACCGGCATGTCTCGCATGATGGGTTCATATAGCTTCCCAAAGTAGTTTTTGCCCTCTTAAGGCTTCATCAGTATCAATTCTTGGTCTAGACCTTACATTCCAATTGCCGCCACCTTTAAGACCTAAACATTTCCAGTTGGACGCTTTTAATGAAGCCCCTCCTTCTTCTGGTAGCGTGTAAGTAATCAGTCTTTTATATCCAAGAGCTTTAGCAGCTTTCCAAGACGCTGAATACAGCATAGAACATGCGTTTTTAGTCCCATCCGTACAACAACGATTGACTTCTAAAGTCCATCCGTTATCAAGCAACCTAGCAACAGGTCTTCCAACAATAGCAACGCCAACAATTTTTTCATCATGACTCACTGCTACACAAAACTTGCATCCTTGCATAGGCTTGTGATGTCGATGATGAAGACTGACAAAAACATTTGCCTCTTCAAAAGTTATAGGCGTAATTTCCAAAGGGCTTCCAGTCCATAGCTCTCCTTTAACCATAACACCGTCTTCTCTTCATCAGCTGTCAAAGAACGCTTCTTTCTCTGTTCCTGATACCACTTCATCGCCTTATACGGATATGTTTTATCACCCTCCGTATATCGCTTTATCCAGGCAACCTGAAACTCATGGGTCACTCAACCCTCCAAACCCTAACCCCGTTATCGATCTTTCTTGCCGTGAACTTCTTACCCGTCCTCTTCCACTCTCGATAACTCGCATTACATACCTTACTTAGTATCTCTCCCTCAATGTAGAAACTATCACCTACTTCCATTAAATGATAGGGATACTTCCCTTCCTTCTGCTTCTTAGGAATCTCTTTACCCTTCTCTAATGCAATCATCTCGGTACATCTCCTTATTGTCGATGTACCTATCATACAACCTAAGAACCTAAATGCGTTTTGGGAAATCAATTTTTCCTTGGGGCGGGGAGGGGAGTAGTGCACCTAAAACCGAGACCCCCGTCCCATTCAACCAACCAAGGAACGAACGAACTGCGTTTGATGTCTGCCCAAGTTGCTACCCGATCAACCCTGAGCACATGCCTACTCATGCACTGCGTAGCGGGAAAGGTAACCCGACCTTGTACCAAGTAACCCATTATCGAGAAAATCGATTGATCGGGGGAACCTAAGAGAATCTATCGTTATAACCCCATTGCTACCAAATAACCAACCTAACCCTTTACCTATACAAATACATCTCCCTATCTTTATATATATAGGTTCCTCTAAACGCTAGGTTCCAAGAATCTAGAGTAGTGGTTGATAGTGTTTTTTACGCATCTCATACCGAAGTATTATAAGCATAGCATTGCATGGTCTTAAGATTATCTTCGATGTTCAACCTACTTGGAGATAATCAAAATGGATATAGCTCAAACAATCACTGATCGCATCATTGCTGAATTAGAGCAAGGCACTGCGCCTTGGGTAAAGCCTTGGCATGAGAGTGCTGAAGCCTACAACCCTATTTCAGGCACTGTATACCGAGGCGTTAATCAGTTATGGCTCGGCATGTTTGGTTGTGGTCGATCAAATGCTTGGCTCACTTTTAAGCAAGCAAGTGATGCTGGCCTAAGCGTTAAGAAAGGTTCTAAGGGTGTTCCAATTGTCTTTTGGAAACCTTTAAGCGTTACTCGCAAGGATTCTAATGGCGATGAAGTGCAAGCTACGCTGCCATTGCTGAAGCATTACTTTGTCTTTAATGCTGATGACGTAGAGGGTGCCACATTCAGCAAGCAAGGTGGAACCTTGGAAGGTTCAATCGATAGCAGGGTTCAAAGCGTAGTAGATCGCCTACAGCTAGCCAATGGCGTGCAAGTTGCCAGCGCTGCCTACTACCAAGCTACTAAAGATTTAATCGGTATGCCTGCTTTGAGTAGCTTTAGATCGCTAGCTGATTATCACGCCACGCTATTGCATGAAGCAGTTCACGCTACCGGCCATGCTTCCCGCCTTGATCGCAAGTTAGCTAATAAGTTCGGCTCCGAAGCCTACGCTTTCGAGGAACTGGTCGCAGAATTAGGTGCTGCCATGCTTTGCATGAAAACTGGCATCGATGGGCAGCTACAGCACGCAAGCTATATCGAATCTTGGCTCAAAGTATTGAAGCAAGATAAAAACGCAATCATCAAGGCAGCTAGCAAGGCTCAGGCAGCTATGGATTATCTGACCGTAGCAGTGCAAGAAGAAGAACTGTTAGCTGCGTGAGTTTTCATCCTATAGCCCTTTGCGGAGGGCTAAGGGATGCGATCTTGCATCAAACCTAATGGAGCAATCATGAAAACAGAAACGATTAACTTGATTTCACGCCTTTTAGAGCATGTTCTTATCAGTGAAGAAAGCCATTATGAGGAAACGCTTTACTGGCACCCAAAAGAATCGCCACAAGTCCAAAACCATGCTTATACGTTAGCTTTAGCAATTGCCGACGAACTCAAAATAAGACTATGAAAACCCTCATCGATTGGCTCATTGCTACCCTTTTTGGGGTAGCACTCGCCTGCGCTATCTTTTTTAACCTATAGGAGTATCAATCATGCACTCACTTGGCCCTTGGCTTTATGACATCAACCCAAAAGCACCCGAAGCAATCATTGTCGATTTTGAAGGCTTCGAGGTTGCCCACATATCAGCATTAGAAAACAGTACATCCGCAAGTGATTTAAAAGATAACGTTCGATTGATTGCAGCAGCCCCTAATCTGTTGCTGACTCTTAAACAAATGCTTCGTGAACACGACGCATTGCAAATGGCTAATGGCTCAACTGAAGACCGATGGCCTTGCGCAACTGAAGCTAGACGGTTGATCGATCAACTAACCGACTAACCCGCTCTCAATACCCCTAGAAGCCCTTAAACGGGCTTTTGGGGCGTTTTTAACACCTAACTGGAGTCAACCTACATGGACGATAAACAAATCCCTCTCTGGGTCTCTCTTTTCAATTGCCAAATTCACCCGCAAGACTGGTGCATACCGGTCGAAGATGTCTGGAGACGTGCAGGATGGAAACCACCATCGAAGGAATGTCCAGAGACGATGGCTAAGCAGCAGTCCTTCCGCACCTGGATTGTGACGCTACCCGCGAGCGAGCCCCAATCGATACCTCAGTTACCCGCGCAGGAGTCCCATCATGAATAACGCATTGAAGATTAAAGCGTATGAGCTTTTGATAGACGAACAACAAAAGCAAATTAAAGAACTGATTCACTTAGCCGATCATCGTCATGACCCGTACATGCTAGCTGTGAAGCATTTGAACGATTTCATCTTCAAGCACCATGGCTACAAGGCTTTGTATCAGCTAGGCAAGGAGATCGATAAAGCCTATGCGCCTGAGAACGATGGCCGAGATTATGGCTTTGCTGAGTCTATTGAAATTGACTATGAGCACAGAAAATGAAAAAGAAACGCTTGTTAAGAGACGTTCAGCAAACGTCAGATGCCGTGTTTGAACGCTGGCAAGAGGAGCTTGCAAGACATGTGGCCTACCTACCTATTTTATGTGAGCAAGCAGGGGTTACTGAAGATGAGTTGCACCAAGCAATAAATATTCATTTTTACGTTAGATCGATTACAAGACACGGAGGCATTCAATGAAGTATTCACCATTACATCAGGCATACAAAGCCATCTTAGACACTGAAAGAAGACTGACAAGAGAAGGGATTGATAGCAAGTGGCTTGACTCGCTATATGACGCATTGTGCTGCGTCACTGAAGAGATGAAGAAGCCACTACCAATGGCTCCGCAATGGCAGAGCATTACAGCAGATGAAGTGCATGAAGCATTCAATTTCGTTGAGCTAGTCAAGCACTTAGATTTTGATGAGCAGAGAGAAGCCTGGTGCAAAGCGTTTGCTAACTATGTCGAAGCTAAATTAAAGGAGAAGAACACATGAACAGAGAAGCCATTGAAGAAGCGATAGAAGTGCTAGAGGATGCAAGCGCAGAGATGCTGATGGAAACAGGTGATAAAAACTACTACGTCGAAGCCATTGCCGTCCTGCGCCAAGCATTGGAGACAGAGCCGTTTGAATACTGGAACGCAGTTGAAGGGTGGGTAAAAATCGATGAGGTGCGTGAGCATTTCGATGCAGTAGGGTGTGGAACCATTTACAAATCTGCTGGCGAAGGTCGATCACCTCTCTACACCGCACCACCAGCACGTGAGTGGGTTGGGCTGACGGATGATGAGGTTGAATACCCACACCCACCAGCAAAGCCTCCTGTGTACGCAACAGCGCAGAACACCAAATCTGTGCGGGACGGGTATGAAATGGGCGGGTATGAAAAAGAACCCGGCTACTACTCCGAGGAGCAACTTGACGAGTTTGCCCGAGCCATTGAGCAAGCCTTGAAGGAGAAGAACGCATGACACCAGACGAAATAATTAAGCTAGCAATGAGGGCCGGTGTTGCACCGATGTTGACTAACAAACCCGTGATGTATCCATCATTAGAAGCTCTTGAAACCTTCGCCGCCCTTGTCGCAGCAGCAGAGCGTGAAGCGTGTGCGAATTTGCTCTTGAACGTAGACCTCAGCTCAATGGATGCTGACCATCGCTTGCAAAGATGGACTGCGACGGTGCTGCTGAATTTTTCCGAAGCCATCAGAGCAAGGGGTGAGCAATGAAACCGGCAGACATGATTGCAACGCTTGAAATGATCGGCTGGACCCGGCAAGGCATTTCTAAATATCTCGGTGTTGGAAAACCTGCGGTCAGCCGGATGGCTACTGATCAATGCGCTAATCCGCGCTACAAAACAATGGACGCACTGCGTGAACTGATCGCGTTACCAACGCCAATTAACAGAGCAAGGGGTGAGCAATGACAACAACCATGAGCATTCATAAACTGAGAACGAAAGCTAAGATTGATCGAGGGCAAGCCTGCTTGCAATACATGCAAACTAGAACCTCGCCAGTGACTCTCAAAGAACTTGCAGGAAAGCTAGGAGTGACAACTAAGTCAGTCTCGAACTCATTGATGCCGCTGTTAGAGCAAGGAGTGATCGAAAGAGAGCTAATGCTGCGTCAGTCATTGATCTGCAAGAAGCTAGGATGGGCTTACGCTTATTGCATCGCAGACAAGAAGATGAAGAAACCTATCAGGAAGAAGAATTTAATCCTAGAAGAAGAGAATCTTAGCTTTCATAATCCCTTCAACATCAACCCTTAGATAATTTTGATTGATACATCGCGGAGGTCTAGTTTGACCGGACTCTCCGCAACCTCTCTCCAATCAGTCATATCCCAATTGCCCTTACCGTGATTACATTCATGGCAAAGCACTTGCAAGTTGTTAATGTCTAACGCCAAGTGAGGAAATAGTTTTCTTGGTTTTATATGGTCAACATTCATTACAGCACCGTGAGATGGCGTTATACCGCAGCACTGGCATCGAGCACCATATTTCTTCAGTGCTTCCATCCTTACTTTGCGCCATTCATAAGTCAATAAGAAAGCATCAGTTGAGGTATGTATTCCTCTTATTTTCGACTGCTGCCATTCTTGAGAAAGCTGATTGTTAGTCTTTTTCTTCTTGCTTAACTTAGCCGCTTTTATCTTGTCTCTACGTTTATTTCTTTTTATCTCTTCTCTCATCTGCTGAACTATATATCTCTGCATCTTAAACCCCTTGCCCTATGGTGGACGGACTTAGCCTTTCCCGCTAAGCCTTCACTGTTTGCCCTACGGAGCCACAGACCCGCCAGCCATACGAGACACGGATGCTAGCTTCGCCGTCCGTTTATGCGCTGTTTCAGTCTCTATCCCACCGGTAGCGCTTTTAAGCAAGAGTCGCCGTTGACGCTGGTAAGCCCGCCCAACTCATGCCGAGTTGTCGATGTTTGGCTGGGTTCTGAGTCCCACTTACTTGCAGCGAACTTTGGTCTGCAATCCAGGCAACAAAAAAGCCACTTACTGCTGCTTCTGGTAGAAGTCCCTTGGGGGTAAGTCAAGGGCAGAAGCATGAGTAAGTGGCCTTCAGTTTTGTTGACTTCTACGACAACAGAACGAATCTTATCGAAGTAGATCAATCATTGCAAGTTATCTGACGAATGGTTGATTTGAGTATGCTTAACGTATGTTCCTAGTGTGTAGCTATGATACACTTTGTTCTGCTGTACCAACCTAACTTGGAGATTTACAGATGAAACTTGATTACTGGGAACAAAAAGAACTCAGAGACGCGATGGCAAAAGTCATTGAGAGAGCTGCTTGGGCTAGCAGGTCAATGTGCTATCGCAGTGAGGTGCTTGAGCCTTACGCTTTTGATGACGTTGAAAAGCTCATATCAGAGATGGAAGACATGAAGCAACTCTGGCTTTCAATGAAGCGTAAGGATGTCACTAAGAACATCTCAACAGCATTTGATGAGGTGGGTATATGAGAAGCGTTGATGACTTGCTCTTTAGGGGCAGGATGCAAGATCGAGACTGGATGCGAGTCTATGACTATGAAGAAATCATGATCGTTCCTCACTACACTCAAAAGAATACTTTTGTGCTCCCAGGCGGAAGGCTGGTTAAAGAATCTGACCTGAAGAAAGCAAAGGCTAGGAAATCGATTAGCTATCTATGGCCCAGAGCTTGGGCAAAACAAGAAGGGGTAAGCAATGAGCAGCTTTGATACTGAATCAAGAAGGTCTGCAATTTGGGCAACTGATGCCAGAAAGATTGCAGCAGGTAGAGCGGCAGATGTATGGCTTGAGAAGGTAGGGCGTTCTGAGCGTGAAGACGTTAGCCACATTGAAGCAGTGCAGTGGGGAATCAAACTACAAGATGTGATTGGCAGGGAAGCTGGCGCAAGACTGAAGATGAACTTGCGCGAGGCTGACTATGAGTTACGTCATCCTAAGCATGATTGGATGGCATCTCACTTTGACTTTATCTCGGAAGATGGCAAGACCTTGGTCGAGGTTAAGAACTACAACCAGGCTAAGCGTAATAAGTACGATGAGAACGGTTTAATGCCTGCTGAAGACCTTGCTCAGATCATCCATGAGGCAACCGTTCACCAAGTAGATCGCATCGTGCTAGCGGTCTTATTTGGTGGTCAGGAATTGATCCTGATCGATAAGCAAGTAAGCGAGCAAGAGAAAGAAGACTTAATCAAACTGGAAGCAGGGCTTTGGGGGAAGATTCAAGCAAGGCTAGAACCAGAAGCTATCTCTGCTGAAGACGCTCGCAAACTCTATCCTGTTGCTGTCGATGGTGTTGCTTTTAGTGATGCCAATGTTGAACGTTGGTGCAACCAGCTCAAGGCAGTTAAAGAGCATATCAAGTCGCTTGAAGCTACTGAAGATGCGCTCATGGGTTCCATTCAAAGTGCAATGCGTCAGTCCACCATCTTGCAATCGTTTGACGGGCAGGTACTTGCAACATGGAAGTCTGCAAAACCTAGTAAACGCTTTGATGCCAAGGCTTTGCAAGCAGAGATGCCTGAAGTCTATGAGCGTTACTACACCGAACAACCTGGCTCACGGAGGTTTTTACTCAAATGAATTTCTTAGACGCATTCTAAGCTATGAAAGAAGCAGGCTGGCCGGATAGCGATGTCATTCGCTTGCTGTCTTGCTGCGAACAACCAGAGACTGCCCTTGAGTTTGCAAGCTATTGCACGGCCATGAAGCAAGCCTGGGACATGC